GGCTCAGGCTCGGCGGCGCACTGGATGACCAGGAAACGGCAGACGATTTGTCAGCAGCAGAGTACAAGGTCAGGGTGGACGGCAAGATAGTCATGGAGCCGAAAGAGGATATCAAAGAGAGGTTGGGGCGTTCGCCTGGTAAGGGTGATGGCCTGCTGCTGACGTTCGCGTTTCCAGTAACCAAGAAGATGCATCATCCCGGCCAGCAGCAGGGTAAGGCTATCACTGAGTACGATCCCTATGCATGAAAAAGCCCGCACATCGGCGGGCTGATTGTGACGTGTCACGGTGTCATTCACCAAGGTCTCGACGAGGTGCTTTGTTGCCTGGCGCTGGCTCGTAATATGCCTGAGCCATTTCATACTCAATTTTAAGGCAATCATCGGAAAGCCAGTTTGCGTCATTAAATCCATAGTATGAAGTGTGACCTTCTACGACAGCCTGATTAATGTATTCCGCCTGCTGCCCTCTGGTTTTATCGAGGCTTAACTTTTGCTTAAGCAGATACCCTTCCAGCATCCAGATTTTATTCACCGCATTATCGCGGGCAATGTCGCGGCCAATCTCAGGATCGAAGTTTTCCGGGCTAGCACAGGCGCTTTCACCAGTGACGGTAAAGCCGTTCTTCAATACCAACACACAAATTGTTAGTAGGTCTAAGTTTGCGTGGATAGGATCTGATGCATTTGGGTCAGGCCATGCGATACGAGCTGCGGCACCTGCGGTGAAGTAGTGGCATTCATCAATAACGCTATCAATATGCTGCGGAGTAATGCGTGGTGCTGTTAAGCCTTTAGCCTGAATTTGCTGCTCAATATCTTTGTCGCTCATGATTTTTACCTTAAAAAAATGCCCGCGCGAGGCGGGCGAACTGGAAGCAATGAGGGATTACTGAGTTCCTTCTCACATGGGTACTGCCTACTTCTGATACCACGCTGGCAACGTGATTTGGTTGTGGTGGCCGGTGCTGATCTCCGGCATGTTTCGAGTATTACCAGTCAAGCTGGGAAAACAGCGGATAAGTGGCCAACCTAATCCCGATTATTCTGCCGCTTAGCGCATCAGCCTGCGCATTCACCACAACAGAAATAGCACTCCTAGGAATGATGCAGATTGGGCCATGAATCCCGTTACATCAGAGTGCTATTGCTCGTTATGTCCTCGTCTGCTTCCGAGGTGCCAAATCGTATCGCCGAGATGGTTAATCTCATGCCCACCCGTTAGTGCGGCGGCTTGCACATTCCGGCTACCCACTTGGGTTATGACTGCAAAGGAGCCAGTGGACCGCTAGCGACGCATGTGCCATACGCCGTGTAATTACCTTAAAGGTAATAATTAATTATTAACCTGTCAATATACTACGCCAAATAATTCATATGTGGTTAAATTGGTAATAATTTGATTGGTTAATGGGTGAGCATATGTGCATGGGAAGTACTCCATCAGTACCGGCAGCGCCAGAGATTCAGGCTGCACCTCAGGAGCAGGATGCCGCTGTAACTTCGGCACGTGATGACGAAGAGCGCCGCCGCCGTGCAGCAGCTGGTCGCAGCTCTACCATTCTCACCGGTTCGCAGGGTGACACCTCTACAGCAACAACCAGCGGTAAAACGCTGCTTGGTCAGTAAGGGCTTATTGAATGGCTGCGGAAACTCTGAAGGAAAGGCTGACTAAGCAACTCGGGCAACTTCAAATCGAGCGCAATTCTTTCGAACCGCACTGGCGCGACCTGAGCGACTTCATCAACCCGCGCGGCTCACGCTTCCTGACTTCTGATGTAAACCGTGGCGACCGCCGCAACACCAAGATTGTTGACCCAACCGCGAGCATGGCGAACCGCACGTTATCCAGCGGCATGATGTCCGGCATCACAAGCCCGGCTCGTCCATGGTTCCGCCTGGCTACACCCGATCCGGCAATGATGAATTACGGGCCGGTTAAGCAGTGGCTTGAGGTGGTTCAGAACCGCATGAACGATATGTTCAACAAGTCGAATCTGTATCAATCACTGCCAATCATCTACAGCAGCCTTGGCACCTACGGCACCGCTGCTCTCTCAGTCATGGAAGATGACGAAGACATTATCCGCACCTACCCGTTCCCGATCGGCAGCTTCTACATTGCCAACAGTCCGCGCCTGAGTGTTGACACCACCTACCGCAAGTTTTCTATGACCGTACGCCAGCTGGTGATGGAGTTCGGTATTGATAAGGTGAGTGACAGTGTTAAAGGCATGTGGGAAAGCGGCACCTATGAAAAATGGGTTGATGTCGTGCAGGCCGTTTATCCGAACGTCGATCGTGATACCGGGAAACTTGACTCCAAAAACAAGCGCATAAAATCCGTGTATTTCGAAGAGAACGGGGACAGTAACAAAGTACTGCGTGAATCTGGCTTTGATGATTTCCCTGTACTGGCTCCGCGCTGGGAGGTGAATGGCGAGGACGTTTACGGCTCATCTTGCCCAGGCATGCTGGCGCTAGGTCAGGTTAAAGCCCTGCAACTTGAGCAGAAGCGTAAAAGCCAGCTGATCGACAAAGCCACTAACCCGCCAATGGTTGGGCCTTCATCACTGAAGAACCAGCGCGTTTCGTTGCTGCCTGGCGATATCACCTACATCGACACGATGGGTTCGCAGGATGGTTTCAAGCCTGCCTATCTGGTCAATCCGAACACTGCTGACCTGCTGGCAGACATCCAGGACACTCGCAGCATTATCAACAGCTCGTACTTTGTTGATCTGTTCATGATGCTTCAGAACGTGAATACCCGCTCAATGCCGGTTGAAGCCGTTATCGAGATGAAGGAAGAGAAGTTGCTGATGCTTGGGCCTGTGCTTGAGCGCCTGAACGATGAGTTCCTTGATCCGCTAATCGACCGCGCTTTCTCAATCATGGTTCGCAAGAATCTTCTGCCGCCACCGCCGGATGTCATGCAGGGCGTACCTCTGGGTATTGAATACATCTCCGTGATGGCTCAGGCGCAGAAATCAATCGGCCTTGGCAGCCTTGAACGATTCGTTGGATTCGTGGGTGGTCTGGCTCAGGCCAAACCAGAAGCGTTGGACAAAATCAATGTTGACCAGGCTATCGACAGTTACGCGGATATGTCCGGCGTATCACCAACGGTTGTCGTTCCAGCCGAAGAAGTGGAGCAAATTCGCGTGGATCGCCAGAAACAAATTCAACAACAGCAGGCAATGCAGATGGGTATGGCGGCTGCGCAGGGGGCTAAGACTCTCAGCGAGGCGCAGACCGCTGATCCGAGCGTGCTAACTGCAATCTCTGGCGCCATGGGCGGAGCGCAGCAATGACAGATTTCGATGATGACCAGCGTGCCGTAGTCCTGGCTGAAGCCAAAGAACGCCAGCAGCGCGAAGACAACGATATCAAGCATGTCATGTCCAGCGAGCAAGGCCGCCGCGTTGTGTGGGACTTGCTGGGGCGTGGGAAGGTCTTCGCCTCCACGTTCACCGCTGACGCGCAAGTGACAGCATTCAACGAAGGGCAGCGCAATCTGGCGCTGAGTTTATTCAGCAAGGTTATGGCTGTTTGTCCTGACCTGTATTTAACGATGGCCGCAGAGGCCGCTAAGGAAAACTGAGATGGCACAAACCCAAACTCAACGCGTCATTCGTCTGGATGGCTCTAACCAGATTGTTGAAGTACCAGATCCTGCGCCCGCGGTTGTCGGTGCGCCGACCGCTACCGAATATGGTGGTGTGAAACTTGGTGCAGCAATCGCTGCGCCTGCAGCCATGACAGCGACATCAGATACGAGTTCATCTGCAACTGATGTTGCAGGTTTACTGACTGACCATAACGACCTGGTCACTAAATACAACGCATTGCTGGTTGATGCCACGGCAATGCGTACCACTTTGGCCGCTGTGCTTGCTCAGTTGAAAGCCAAGACCATCCCGGTTTAACGGAGAGAAAGAATGAATTTGTTCGAACGTCTCATGTTCCGCCGCCTGCACAACGCTGAACCTGTTGATGGTGGCGCACCTGCGGCAACGGAACCAGCTCCAGCATCAGCAGAACCAGCCGCTCAAGATGCCGAGCCCGGTTCGCAGGATAAACCAGCCGAAGGTGCTGAAAAGCCAGCGGGTGAAGAAAAGGAACCAGACAAGGAAGGTGACAAATCTGTCGAAGAAAAGCCAAAAGAAGGAGACGACAAGGACAAGAAGCCTGACGGCGCTCCGGAAAAATATGAATTCAAACCTGCTGAAGGTCAGGAGCTTGATGAATCAGCTCTGAAAGAGTTTGAGCCTATTGCCCGTGAGCTGAACCTGAACCAGGAACAGGCGCAAAAGTTTGTCGATCTGTACGCATCGAAGATCGTTCCTCAGTTGCAACAGCAGCAGATCGAGAAGTGGACTCAGCAAACTGAGCAGTGGGCGGTTGATGCCAAGGCTGACAAAGAGATTGGCGGCGACAACATGGCAGCGAACATCGGTCTGGCGCAAAAAGCCTTCGACCAGTTCGGCAGTCCTGAGCTTAAAGAATACCTGAACACAACCGGCCTGGGTAACCATCCGGAAATCATTCGGGCGTTCATGAAGGTGGGCAAGTCCATGTCTGAGGACAGCATGGTCATGACCAATAACACTGGCCAGCGTAGTGCGGCCGAAGTTTTGTACGGCAAATAAGAGGACAGATATATGGCTGTTAAAGGCACAACTGCGCTGACACTGGCTGACTGGGGTAAGCGCATCGATTCAGGTGGAAAGGTCGATACCATCATCGAGCTTCTTTCACAATCCAACCCGATTTTACAGGATATGCCATTTGTTGAAGGTAACCTGCCAACCGGTCATAAGACTACCGTGCGGTCAGGTCTTCCAACAGCTACCTGGCGCTTGCTTAACTATGGCGTGCAGCCAAGCAAATCAACCACCGTACAGGTGACTGATTCAGTAGGCATGCTGGAAACTTATGCAGAGATTGATAAATCTCTGGCCGATTTGAACGGTAATACCTCTGAGTTCCGTTTATCTGAAGATCGTGCTTTCCTGGAAGCTATGAATCAGCAGATGGCGCAGACGCTCTTCTATGGCGACTCCAGCGTTAATCCTCAACAATTTATGGGCTTATCGTCTCGCTATTCCGACCTGTCAGCTGGTAACAAGCAGAACATCATTGATGCTGGCGGCACTGGTACCGACAACACGTCGATCTGGCTGGTTGTCTGGGGTGAAAACACTGTTCACGGAATCTTCCCGAAAGGTCAGAAAGCTGGTCTGCAGATGGACGATAAAGGGCAGCAAACCCTGGAAGATGCGAATGGTGGTAAGTATGAAGGCTATCGCACTCATTACAAGTGGGATAACGGATTGAGTCTGCGTGATTGGCGTTACGTGGTGCGTATCGCAAACATTGATGTAAGCGATCTCTCCGACCCAGCCGCTGCCGCAAACATTGCAAAACTCATGGTTAAAGCACTGCATCGCATCCCTAACCGTGGCATGGGGCGTCCGGTGTTCTATATGAACCGCACCGCAGGCCAGGCGCTTGATACTCAGGCTTCCGAAAAATCCGCACTAGCAATCAGTGTTAAAGAGACTGAAGGCGAATGGTGGACTGCGTTCCGCGGTGTTCCTATCCGTGAAACTGACGCACTTCTTGAAACCGAAGCGCGCGTTGTTTAACGCCTGTAATTAACCAATGGGCCTCAACAGGCCCATGAATGGAGAAAGAATATGATCCTCGACAAACTGTTGATGTTCTCCGATAAGCAGGCGGTAACGGCTACTGCTGCTTCCACGGATGTAATTGACCTGGGGCCGATTGACGGCACTCGCCGTGATATTGGCGTGGGTTATCCGCTGGAGTTCTGGGCTCTGGTTAATACCACGGCCACAGCTTCCGGTGCGGCGACCGTAAATGTTCAACTGCAAACCAGCCCTGATAACTCCACTTGGATCAGTATCTACGAAAGCGGTGCGCTTGCACTGGCTGCGTTAACTGCTGGCAAACGTATTGTGTCGGCGAAGGTTCCATCCGGTGTGCAGAAGTATCTGCGCGTTAACTACACCGTTAGTACCGGACCGCTAACCGCTGGTGCGTTCACTTCTGGCATTAATCTGGATGTTGATAACAACACTCCGTATGCCACCCGTTCAAAAATTACTGGTTAAGGGGATTTAAATGTCAGGGGAAAAAGCAAAGTACCGCGTGCTTCGCCTCTCTCATATCCATAACCAGTTATGGGAAGAGGGATCGGAAGTGGATTACGACGGCCTGCCGGGCAGTGCTCTGGTGCCGTTGAACGATGCAGCGAAAAAGGCGAAGGCTAAAGCCACTGGCGGCAAGGTTGCTGTGGTCGAGCTTCCTAAAACCGATGGCGAAAACACTGGCGACGGCCTGCCGGGCAGTGATGCCGATCTCGATAAACTGCGTGAAGAATACGAAGCGCTGTTTAACGAAAAGCCTCATCACAACGTCAAGGCCGAAACTCTCCGCGAGAAAATCGCGCAGAAGCGCAAAGACCTGGGCGTGTAAGCCTCGCTATTAAAACAGGGGGCTTCGGCCCCTTTCTTGTAGGAGTCACCTATGGAACTCGTCAATTTAAAGACCGGCACCGATAGCTACCAGGACGAAAGCGGCAAGACGCAGACGCGCGATGATTACCCATATGGCCTTTGCCTGTATCTCGATAACGAGACGCTGGAAAAGCTGGGTGCACAGCCGCAGAAGGTTGGCACTGAAGTAATGATTACCGCTAAGGCAGTCATTAAATCCACGTCCGAACGTGAACGTGAAGATGGCGTATATCGCAGCGCTGACTTGCAGATCACCGATATGGTTGTTGCTCCTGCCGAAGCATCAGAACAGAAAAGCGCAGCCGATACACTGTACGGGAGTGCTGAGTAATGGCGTCTGTTATCGAGATCTGCAACATAGCATTGAGCCGAATCGGTAACAGCCGATCCATCAACAGCCTTGAAGAACAAAGCAAAGAAGCCGGTGCATGCAGCCTGCATTATGAAGGGTGTCGTGATGCTACGTTAAGCGACTTCCCATGGAATTTTGCCACTAAGCGCGTTGCGCTGGCTGATACGGGAACGCCGCCACCAGACTGGCAATTTGCCTACAGCTACCCAACCGACTGCAAACGCATCATCGAAATTATGGTGCCGGGTATCCGTAACCCTACAGCACCTATGCGCATTGAGTACGTGACTGGATCAGATGCGAGCGGTACCGGGAAGTTGATTTACACAGACTTGCCAGCTGCGTGGCTCAAGTACGTATCACTCATCACTGACGTAAACATGTTTGATGACCTGTTTCGTGATGCCCTGTCGTGGCGTCTGGGTGCAGAAATTGCCATGCAGATAACCGGTAGCGGTGATATGGGTAACATGTGCCGTCAGGCCTACAAAGATATGATTTTAAGCGCCGGCTCTCACAGCATGGATGAATCACAGGAACCGCCTCAACCGGAAAGCGAATTCACCATGGCGAGGTTAGGCTGATATGGCTATGAGCTGGATCCAACCATCATTCGCTGGTGGTGAAATTGGTCCGTCATTGTACGGGCGTATCGATATGGCAAAGTATTCTGTCGCGCTGCGTAAATGCCGTAACTTTCTCGTTCGCCAATACGGTGGGGTAGAGAACCGACCAGGGACTAAGTTCATTGCGGCAGCGAAAATTGATAACAAGAAATGCCGTCTTATCCCGTTTCAGTTCTCTACGGTGCAGACCTATGCGCTTGAGTTTGGCGATAAGTACATGCGCGTCTATAAGGATGGCGGACAGGTTCTTATTACCAGTACCACCACTATCTACGAACTGGCTACGCCTTATGCGGAAGCTGATCTGTTCCGCCTTAAATACACGCAGTCTGCCGACGTGCTCACCATTGTTCACCCGTTATACCCACCAATGGAATTGCGCCGCCATGCCCACGACAACTGGGAGTTGGTTGCGGTAGAAACTAAGAACGGCCCGTTTGAAGATATCAACGTTGATGACGCGATCACTGTTTATTCCAGCGCAAGCACCGGTACTGTAACCCTCACCGCAAGTTCTGCCATCTTTGGTGGCGAGCAGGTAGGGAAGCTGTTCTATCTTGAGCAGCCAGCAGTTGATTCTGTTCCTGTCTGGGAAACCAGTAAGACCACAGCGATTAACGACGTTCGCCGTGCCGACAGCAATTACTACCGAGCAAATACGGCTGGTAAAACTGGCACACTTCGCCCTTCGCATACCGAAGGCATGTCATGGGATGGCTGGGGCGGAACGGGCGATGATGACACTGGTGTACAGTGGGAATACCTGCATTCCGGTTTCGGTATTGCTCGGATTACTGCCGTGTCTGGCGGGGGAACAACGGCTACTGCTACCGTTGTTTCCTTCATACCATCACAGGTCGTGGGTGAATCCAAAAAAAGTTACAAGTGGGCTCGCTACGCCTGGAACTCTGTCGGCGGCTACCCTGGAACAGTCGTGTATTACCAACAGCGTCTGTACTTCGCCGCATCTTCTGCTTATCCGCAAACCATCTGGGCCAGCCGCACGGGTGACTATAAAGACTTCGGCAAGAACAACCCGATTCAGGACGACGACCGTATTATCTACACCTATGCCGGGCGGCAGGTTAATGAGATCCGCCACCTCATCGATGTAGGTTCTCTGGTTGCGCTCACCTCAGGTGGTGAGTACGTCATTACTGGTGACCAGAACAAGGTGCTTACACCGAGTTCATTTGCTCTTAGTTCTCAGGGCTCCAATGGATCCAGTAATATCCCGCCAATCGCCGTGGCAAACATCGCGTTGTTCGTTCAGGAAAAGGGTAGCGCAGTGCGTGACCTGGCCTATTCATTCGACGTTGACGGGTACCAGGGTAACGATCTTACCATTCTGGCAAACCACCTTTTCACTAAACATACGCTTGTCGACTGGTCATTTTCTATCGTTCCGTATTCCATCGCGTGGGCAATCCGTGATGACGGTGCGCTGCTGGCGCTGACGTATCTCCGCGAGCAGCAAGTTTTCGCCTGGGCGCCGCAGCCATCAACCGGCAAGTATGAGTCAACGTGCTGTATCAGTGAGGGCGGCGAGGACGCGGTCTATTTCATCGTTAACCGAACTATCAACGGGCAGACTAAGCGCTACGTTGAGCGCCTGCAAACGCGCCAGTTCACCATTGATGAGGATGCTTTCTTCGTTGACTGTGGGCTGAGTTACGACGGGCGAAACACCAGCACCAGAACAATGACTATTTCCGGTGGAAGCGGGGAATGGGATTACCGTACCAACTATACGCTGACGGCTTCAGGCTCGACGTATTTCACCAGCGGTGATGTCGGCGCCCAGGTGCAAATCCCGTACACCGAACCGGACGAGGCTGGTGTGCTGATCAATAAGCAGTTGCGTTGTGACATCGTGGCATTCACTAATGGCAACACTGTGACCATTCAGGCTAACCGAAATATCCCCGCGCAGTTGCAGGGTGTGCCCACAATTAACTGGCGAATGGCGCGCCTGACATTCGGCGGCTTGTCCCACCTGGAGGGCCAG